GGCTGGCGCTGCAAATACTTCAAGCTCCGTTGTGTCTCGATGAAATCGTCGAGAGCACTCTTCCGAAGAAGATCAGCACGTAAAGGCGAAAACCTTTTACCGAAGCGGAGCAAAAGAAGCATTGCAGACATAGGATCGTAGTGGACTGATAGCTCGTCGTCCGAGGGTATCCCAGTAAGGGTTCCCCTGCTCTGGACGTCCATCCAGATGTTACGAGCCAAGCTGAAGTCCACAAACTCACCCATGATTAACTGGGCCGCAGCTTCATCAAAACCGCGAATAAGAGCAATAAGCCCCTCGCGCTTAATGAAGTCGAGTACGTAAACCCAACCGTACTGCGACCACTGCTGGATGAGCATCAACCAAGTGTTGATGAGTACATAGTACCCCAGCAGGTTGTCCTTCACAAACTGATCAGGACGAGAGGAGAGAGCCTTGCTATCGATCGCTTCGATACGTTCGACATCTTTGCAAGACACGAGTTCAAGAGTGACTCGAATAGATTTAGCCATGATCGGCACCTCCTAAGAAATATGGTTAATCAGCAACAGGGCGTTCGGCACCTCTCATGAGGTCGTCGAACCTCCACGTTCCATCTTCACGGATCAGGCAGCTGAGAAGCCTGGTGAAGATTGTGGCGATGTGTGCATTAGTCACATTGCCGGAACGGGGATGACGGATAGTGAGCAGAGCCACAATAGGCTCATCGACGCGATAACTTGCGTCGTCAGTATCCGTAGTGGTGAGCACGTCCTCAACCTGAACCTGGTACTGCACACCGGCAGTAACCTTCGAAGGGTTCTGGATATTCAGGTCCGTATTCACCTGATTGATGTTCCGAGACCGGAAAGTAACGATCTCTTCAGCATCAATAGGAGCGGTCTTGTTGTTCAGGACGGCGTTATTCGCGTCCGAGTCAACAAGTGCATAGTTGCTGGTCAGCTTCAACAGCTGAGCAGTAACCTGGTTCTCACCAGCCTGAGTGTTGGTGAAACCAAAAGATGAGGTTTTAGCCATAATAGGCTCCTTTCTGGCCGTTAACGG